ATGAAGGTAGTAACGGAGGTATATCCGCCCTGACCGTTAACGAAGTAAAGGTGTGGTCCTTCAAAGAATTCAATAAGCGCATCACGAGGATGTTTATGGACCTTGGCCAAATCCCCAGACGCCAAATCCCCAGACGCCAAATCCCCAGACACAATACTAGACATAATAAATAGTTTTTTATTATTTATTATATTTATATTTTTAATACCTAATAGAAGATATTTAATATCTAAGCGTTTTCAAGTGAGGTAATTCGCGCCACTAAATCCGCAACCGCGCAACCGTTGTTTCCAACGTCGCCACTTTGGCTTCTAACGTTGCCGTTTTGGCTTCTAACGTTGCCGTTTTAATTAACCACAGTGATAAGTACAACCTACAAAACACGCAATATAAACTTCTTCGCTCGCTCCTAATTTACTATTATATTCTGCTTCTGTAATTTGTGTAGCATCTGCTTGTAAGAACCTAGTTTCAAATGGAAAAATCATTTGTTGGGCACCATTAGCATCTAAGTCATCTTCGTATTGGACATCACCATTTGTATTATAATCTATATCGGTATAAGCATTTCCACTACTATCAGATTGATTTATTACTTTTAACTTTTGTTTTACAATTTTAGTTAAACTAAAATGACAATCGCAGGTTATTTTTGCTACCGTATATCTTGTTAAAAAATCTTCATTCAGCGTTTGTTTCATTCCATATCCCGAAACAGATGAAGATGAAATATAATCGCCATTTTCAACATTTCCGTTTTTATTACACACCCAAACTGCTCCTTCGCCTAGAGAGTTAATAAATATACGTTGTTCATTTTTATTAGTTTTTTTATAAGATGATACAAAATTACCTGTACTATAATCTCTATTGCTGTTAGTATCTTCTTTGTCTGATATAACACCAAATACTTTTTTATCATTATCAGTATTTGTGATATTACATATTGGAAGTGATTCATTTATATTTGTATTTAATGAATTATTGATGTTAATATATTTTCCAGTTGAAGAAACAATTAAACCTTTGCTAGTTTCATCTAAATTTTTATTTAAAATACATCTGTGCTGACCAGTAAAGTTCATTATCGAGTTGCTGTTGACATTGTATCCACCTCTGACATATCCTACATGTTCCCCATTATGATTAAAATGTAAACGAATATAATCAATCGAACTCCCGAGTGAGGGGGGCATTCCGGTCCCATACCCTGCATAGATTCCCCAGTGTTGTAGCAGAGCGTCGAAATCCGTAGTAGCTGAGAATGTTATACCCACTGTAGGCATATTCGCAATGGAGCCGTTCCCATCGTCGCTGATGCTGGGGAGGTCGTCCTGCGCTATATGTAACTGACTGGCAGGACTAGTTGTCCCGATGCCTACGTTGCCGGTACTGTCTAATGTCATTCTATGTGTAACACTGGCGGACGTCGTGCCTCGATATCCGATACAAAATTTACTAGCACCTATTCCACTACCAGCATCACCATCACTCACAATAAATTCGTAGGCTGGACGAGACGAAGCATGAAGATTTGTTGCGTGGTTCGCGATCCTAATAGCTGTAAAATCACCGATTTCATAGCCGTAATGCTCTATATGTAAGTCCGCTTGGGGTGTATTTGAGAACCCGATGCCTACATTAGCCAAAAACTGGAAACACCGAGTAGTACTGCCCCCAGCTCCATTCCAAAACTGAAAATGACCGTTATTACCGTCAGCACCGTCGCGAAAACCAATCTGCACCTCCTTGATGTCATCATACGGAAAAAATGACATATAAGCGTGACCTGTTCCTTGCCCTCCTGCTCCTCGTAATCTAAACACTCGTCCGTCACCTTTTACTTCTAATTTGGTAGTGGGCGTTTCTGTCCCGATGCCTACGTTGCCTCCGGTAATCGCCAAACTGGAATCAATAATTAATGCTTGACCCGCACTTGGATTAGAATAAATAGTATTAACATAAATATTAGATGCGGAAACATCTTGAATATACAGTTGGTTACCGCAAATATCATCTTTAACATAAATATTAGATGCAGATATGTCTTCAATATACAAGTTATTACCACAAATATCTCCATGGACTGCAAGTTTATGATTAGTAGTAGGTAAATCACCAATTCCAACATTAAAAGTTTCATTATCTATTACAAATGGAAGCTTACCATCATCCGTGGTAATTTTAAATTCTCCCTGACTATCGTTAATAAGTTTCCAATTAACCCCACCTTCTCTTCTTAGTCGTATGCTACTATCTCCAGTACCAGAAACAGAGGATATATCTAATGTACAATTATAACTAGGTTCAACTCCAATACCGACATTTCCTCCGGTAATCATGAAACTGGAATCAATAACAAGAGTTTTACCAGCAGGGTCGGTATAAATTCTATCCACTGATAAATTATGAAAACTGGCATCTAAACCGCTTATATCATTAGAGAGATATATATTTCGAGCGGATATGTCTTGCGAGTATATGTCTTGCATATAAAAATTGTGTCCGCAAATATCACCATGAGCGGCAATAGAACCGGAAACATCTAACAAGTAATTGCTATCAGGTGTATTAGTACCGATGCCGACTTTACCGGCACTATCAATAAATAATTCTTTGCTATTAGCAAGGTGATTGATACCTAATCGTTGAGAAGGAGCACCGGTATCAACACGCATAACACAACCATTAGTTCTATCTTTTGGTCCTGTTCGCCGTCTCCAAGGTGTTAAATAAAGATATCGTCCATCAAAAGAACATCCACGATAACCGCCATATTTACCAGAACTATTGCCGTAACCAGAACCTTCAAGTCCAGTCAAATCATATCCAATATAAGCACTAGGGTCAATAAAAGATTGTTGAGTATCATATTTGACTAAGAGACTACTCCATTTATAATTATCATTGCTACCAGCATCAGCAAATTGTGCTGCAGAAGGTATAAACCAAATATTTTGCCCATCATAACAGGCACCAAAAAACCCCCCTTTCATTTTATCTCCCAAACCAGATCCACCGCCATTTAATGACCCGAATTTATGCGTCAAATCATAATAACTCCAGGCGCGGACATCTGAAAAACTAGCATCATTATATTGTGTATCATATCTTGCAATAGTAGTATTAGCACTAAAATCACCATCCTGCCAATCATCAACATCAGATTTTTCATAAGGTATATAATATACATATCTTCCATCGTAAACGCAACCGGAATATCCAGTTAAATTTTTGCCACCATCAATGCCGTCAGAACCGATTAAACCAGTAATAGTGACATAATTAGCAGATAAATCAAATTTATTCCAACTGGCAGAAGTAGAAAACTCAGAGTGGGTATTATATCTAACAGCATATCCGTGTGTATAACTTCTACCCCCTACTGCAGAAATGACAGTTTTTTTATAAGGAGCAAAATAAACATATTGTCCATCAAAACAACCGCCCATATATCCTCTATCATTAGTACTGGCAGCATCATTCAAATCACAGACATTATAACTTCCAGTATTCGCAAAACCACTCTTAGTATCATATCTTAAAACGGTACTATGAGTATCTAAACCATTACCGTTAAGACTTGCAGAACCATTAGTAGCAGAACCAGGTACATAATAAATATATCGTCCATCATAAACATTACCATTATAACCTCCAGATGTATCAGTAACATGTCCACTATCAAAACTAGTATAACTTTCTGCACTGCCAAAACTTCTGAAATTATGGTAAGGGTCATATCTAAGTAATTGTTTATTTGCTATATTAATATTAGCAGTATTAGTATTGGTAAAAGGCGAAAAATAAATAGCACTTCCATCAAATAACGCACCGTGATAAGACCCAAATAAATCTAAAGACGTACCATTATAACTTATGTCATTACTTAAATCAATTACTTGCCAACTAGTAATATTACTAAAGTCGATAAAGGTATCATATCTTATAAGTTTATTGTTATCTTTATAAGGTTGACTAACAGTCCCATAAGCATAAAATTCAGAGGGAATAAAATAAACATATCGCCCGTCAAAAACAGAACCGCAAAAAGAGAGGGAAGCATCAGTTAAATCAACGAGGTTAGAACCGATTTGAACTGGAGATAAAGAACCATCAATAGTTTGATTTAAATTAAAAACAGTAAATATATCTGAATTGCTAATGTCAGTAGTTCCAAGTTTGAAATTATTTTGAGCACTGCCGAAAGAATTTTGACCTAAAGTATATCTAACATTTTGGGTTATATTACTTCCGTATCCGTGTATATCTTTAAATCCACGATTAGTAAAAATATCACCATCAGTAACGTGTAATGTCGCTTTAACATCATTATCAACAATAGCAGCGCCGTCGGCGTTCAACCCTAATCTTTTAATACCTTTCCAAGGATTACTAAAAGAAGAATCGGTATCTTTCAAAAATTTAACTAATGAACCACATACATCTAATGCAAAATGTTCATCAGTATTAGTTGTCGAGAATCCACTACCGGCAATCTGTAATGGAGTATATGCAGTTGCTTCCGTACCGGTTTTAACCTTTATAGTACCATTCTCATATTTTATAGTACCAATACCCTGAAGTGCATTGCCAAGTTTAATATTACTTTCAGCATTAATAATACCGGTTGTTGTTAAAGTTCCGCCGATTTCTGTATTTCCAGCAATAGTAGCAGTCCCTCCGAAACTAACGTCGCTGTCAGCAGTAATTTTACCGGTACCATAACCTTGTCCTACTCCTGAATTAATTGTTAAATCGCCATATAAAATAGCATTTCCGGTAACATCAACATTACCTTTGGCATTTAAAGCATTACCGCCTCTATTACCTACATCTAAAGTAAGAGATGTTAAATTAGATCTTACATCGGTAGGTTTAGATAGTTTATATTCTGACATAAAACTTTTACTCATAATAACAGTTACTTATATTATTAGTATAATAATAATTTCTATATATAAAACCTTAAAAATCTTAAAAATCTTAAAAACCTTAAAAACCCAAAACCCAAAACCCAAAACCCAAAACCCAAAACCCAAAACCCAAAAAATTATTTTCTTTAGATAATCAAT